AGATTTAATCGTAAGGTATCCGAAAACCGAAGCGGTAAAGACAACATGGTTCAATACAAACTTTAACTACGGACAGATACCCGACCAGGTATTTATGCCACCCTATACAGATGCAAACTATGTGTATATCTGGACGCGGGTGCAGCCTGCTTTAGGTGATTCACAACAGATAATATATGGATAGCTTATATATCGATACATCGGGGCTTTTGCAGATAAGCGGCAAGTTAAAATCAATGTCGGCAGAGATGGCTCAAAGGGTGAATGATGTACTTACAAGTAATGCTGAAGCCATTGCGTTAGAAGCACATGAATTAGTACCGCGAAATTTTGGCGGGCTTGCCGGTTCTATTCAGCCCGATGTTACAAAGTTTTTGGAAAAGCATATAAAAGTAAACGCCAATTATGCCGCTTATGTGGAATTCGGGACGGGCAAGTATGCGGCTGAATATGTGCCTTCATTGCCTACAACATGGCAGGATTTTGCAGCGAAATACAAAGGGCAATCCGGCGGCGGTGATTTTTTCAGTTTTGTAATGGCGATACTCGATTGGATAGAAAAGAAAGGTATAAAGCCTACGACTGCAACATACAGCATTAAAAGCAGGCGAAGGACGGGCAATACAGCACAGAAAAAGGAGCAGGATTACCAGATGGCGGCGGCTATTGCTTATAATATTTTACATAATGGTATTCACCCGCACCCGTTTCTATATCCTGCTTATGAAAAGCAGAGGCCATTAATTATAAAAGATGTTGAAAATGCGCTGAACGCTTTATGAAAGATATAAACACCATATTGCAAAAGAAGCTGTATGATATTTTAAAGCCTGTATTAAGCTGCCCGATATATTACAAATATTTACCGGCAACGATAGAACCGAATGAATATGTTTTAATCAACACTATCACAAACATAGATGCCTCAACACAGCAAAGTAGTGATACGGATACCACGATAATCATCGGGATATACACAAAGGATTCACAGGCTAATCCCGGCAAAATAGCAAATGATATCGCGGCGCTTGTGTATCAAAATCTTTATCCTAACAGGCAGTTTAAACCGGATTTATCACCGGGTTTTCAAGTGTGTTCTGTTCAGCTTGTTAATGATATAGTTCCAGATCCGCTAATGACACGCAACTTCATTTTTATAAACAGGTTCATAACGTTCAGGTATAATATTCTTCATCAATAAAACTTAAAAGCAATGCAAAAAATTGATGCCAACACTTACTTTTTATTTGTCGATGACACTGGCGGCACCACTTATTCAGATGTGCTTTGTTTGGTAAACTTTTCTTTTGCCGGAACAACGGCCACCAATGATGCCGGTACGATGTGCGGGCCGGATAGTTCACCGGGTGACCTTAGTTCAACCGTTACATTTGCCGCGCAGACAATTACCGATCCTGCAACTGGCGAAGTAAGCGGGGCGGAGATATTTACAGCATGGCAAAACAAAGTAAGTGTAGGGTGGAAGATAGGGCCGGCCACTCCTGCAAGCGGTGATATTGTAAAGACCGGGGAAGGATACTTTTCGGCATACGGCGAGAACTATGATAACGGGCAGAAAGGGGCTTTCAATGGGACGATAGCAGTGCAGGGCTTGGTAACGCAAACAGTTACACCGTGATAGCGAATGGATACACCACAATAGAGATTTCGGGGCGCAAGGTGGGCTTAAAGTTCAATATGTATGCCATTGAGCAGTTCGAACAGGTGAAGGGCAGGGCGGGCAATATAAAGAACTTTACGACTATCATTTGGGCCGGGCTGCTTGGTAATGCCTATGTGAAGCAGATAGAGCCTGAACTGACCTTTGAGGACATTTCGGATTGGGTGGATGAACAAATATTGATGGGCGATGAAAGCGGCGAACTGAATAGGATTTCAGAGGTGTTTTTGAACTCCCAGGTATTACAGGCCACGATCAAGAAGGCGCAGTCTAACGGTGACATTGAAAGCGAGGTGCTAAAAAAAAAGATAGTAACTCAAGCGCCGTAGGCACTGCGGAATTACATGCCTTCGCCTTTGGTGAAATAGGCTTACTGCCTTATGAATATTACTCATTATTGCCGCATGAATTTGCCTCACTTGCTGAAGGGTATGCAAAGAAGCAGTACAGGTCATCATCTGAACGCCGCTATCAAACTTATGTATCAATCCTGCCGTGGACAAAGGATTTGAACTACGGGCGTTTTTGTTCTGAAGTGTGGCCGTTATCGATGGATGAGAAACAAGAAAGTTATTTAATCGATCCTACGCCACCCCCTGAAATATGGGAGGCATTGAAGAAGCAGCTAAGCCCGAAGAAAACAGAGTTCGAAACTATACTAAGTAAACATAAAAAGCTCGAAGCTCGAAGCTCATAACTCGTAGCTATTTCTTATGGCTGATGTTGCCGCGATGGATATTATAATAGGGGCCAATGTGCAAGGCGCCGTTACCGGGTTCAATACCGTTCAAAAGGAATTGGCTCAAACGGCAGTGGCGGCGGCAAAAGTGGATTCGAGTTTTGGTAAAGTTTCAAAGGGCGCAAATAAAGCCACACAATCATTAACCGATGTTGGGCGCGTGGCGCAGGATTTACCGTATGTCTTCACTACGGGCTTTGGCGCTATTGCCAATAATATAAATCCGCTGTTTGAAAGTTTCGAACGGCTCAAGAAAGAAACAGGCAGCACAAAAGCGGCCTTTAAAGAGATGGCGGCGGGGTTAATGGGGCCGGGTGGTATCGGATTAGCCATTTCTGTTGTTACGTCTTTGATTGTAATATTCGGGGATAAGCTATTCAGCACTTCAAAAGAGACTGATGATGCTGCAAAGGCAACCGAAGAGTTTGCAAAGTCACTGGAAAGTGCAAGGGCGGGGGCGCTATCAACAGGGGTGCAGTTGCAGAACTTTTTAAATATTGCGCGTGATACTACAAAGCCATTAGAACAGCGAAATGAAGCATTAAAGGAAGCCAATAAATTAATGGGTGAGCATGGCCAAAAAATAACGCTCGCCAATATCGGAACAAAAGCAATAACGGATCAAACCAATTTATTTACAGAGGCATTAATTAATCAGGCGATAGCGGTTAAATATGCCGATCGGATCGCGGATTTGATAATAAAGCAAACGGAGGCGGCAAGAAAGTATGGCGAAGAGCAGAAGAAATTCAAGTTGCTGCAAACAGATTTAAATCAACTTTCGCAAGTATCGGTAAGTGCCGGGCAGATAAATACGACCACTTACAATGAGTTGGCTATTGCACAAGGACAGGTTACCGAAAAAGCCGAAGAATATAAAACAGTAACAAAAGATTTAAACCAGGTATATATTGATTTTGCCATAACATCGGACAAGGCTACTGCCGCTCTTGGTAAGATAGGGGAGAAAACAAAAGCATCAACAAAGCATATTAAAACTGCCGCTGATGTAATGAAGGATTTTAATAAAGAAATGGATTTCCTCAATGAGAAATTGGCGACAATAGGCGGTGAAGATTTGCGGGGGCAGATGCTTAAAACTATTCAAAGTACAATTGATTCACTTATAAAATTAGGGATTGCAGGGGACAGTGTCATAGTGCAGGGACTGGTTAAACAGTTTGAAGATTTGGCACAAACGATTCCCATTGCAGATGCAGCCATAACAAAAATAATCGGGAAACTTGAATTACATGCCGGGAAGGTTCCAAAGCTTGAAAGACCATTTACCCCGGTGTTAGATGTTCCTTTCGAAAAGGCAACAGAAGCACAGCAAAGGGCTGCCGATCAGCTAAAATTTTTTAATGATAATATTGAAGGAATAATGAAGGCGGCGCAATCGCTGCAGGGCGTCTTTGAAAATGTCTTTTCTTCCATTGCTTCAGGCGGTAAAAATATGGTGCAATCGCTTTTGCAATCCTTAGAACAACTCATTATAAAATTAGCCGCGGCAGCACTCGCAGCAGTACTTATTAATGCTGCATTTGGTGGTGGGGTTGGCCTTATATTCGGAAAATTGACAGGGTTAAAAGGACTTATCCCCGGTATGGCTGGCGGCGGCATCGTTACCGGCCCGACAGCCGCATTAATTGGCGAAGCCGGTCCAGAAGTGGTATTTCCTTTAGACAGGCTCCGCGAATTCATCCAGCCCAATGCGGCAAGCGTGGTAGTATTGGAAACACAAGTTAGGGGCAATGATCTATACCTTATACAATCAAGGACACAGCAGCGGAGGAATAGAACTTACTGATTAGATTTCTTTTCTTTTTTGAATATATCCCATGTAAGGGTAAGAATTGGAAGGGCTAAAGAAAGCGCGGCAACGATAACACCAAATGTTGTATTGAAAGTCATATTAATTGGTTTATGAGTGAAACGATTTTTTTATTTATCCGGGATATATTAAAACAAATAAAAATTATTAAGATACCGGCAATGATGATTAAAAGACGAAATAAATTATTACTTAAAAAGTCCTGCTTTGCAACTGCTACAATAATCCCGGTAAAAAGCGGAATTATAAAGCTGGTATTTACACGCCTTAAATCTTTCAAATTATCAATGGTTTCCTTTATCTGTTCATTATTCATTGGGTTGAAAAGTTATATACAAATTTATGTATAAAAATTAAGAATGGCTTATGCAATCAAATATCAGATACAGTTTACCAATATTGATGGCGATAGTTGCAATGTCGATCTATTGCTAAAGGATTACATAGGCGCCATAACACAGCTCACCGGCGCCGCCGACCCGTTCACCCTGGCCTATGAAAGCGGGGATAATAATATAATCAATCCTATCCGGGCAAGTGAATGCACTATCAACTTTTACAATGATGGCTTAACACCACTAACAACATTTTACTCCGAAGATGATGAAGCCTGGAAGATTGAATTTTCTGTAGAACCTGCAATTTATCCGGGGAGCGGCCATACATTACTATGGACAGGCTTCTTAGTTCAGGATGATTGCCGCGAGCAGTTTAATGACCCGCCTTACCAGGTGCAACTGAAAGGGACGGATAACATAGCATTACTTAAAGATGTGCCTTTCAATGAGGCGTGGTTTAGCGAAACCGTTGAAGTGGTAAACACTTTAACATATCAGCAAGGCGCTTCAACTATTGCCGATGGCATTATAACATTAGGCGTTACCTTTTTAAGCTCTACGTTACCGGTAACCGGTTTTTTGGTAGGCAATTCGCCTTATCAGGACTTAGCCGGTTTCAATCTTGCTACCAATGACGATAGATGGATATTAAAGAACACAGGCACAACTGGTATAGAATTTCATTTAACCGGAACTATCGATGTTACCTTTACCGGCTTTAGTGAAAATTATCGTTGGATCTTACAGGTAAATGACGGCACTATTTGGGATCTTGTGCCTAACGGATTAGTTACTGTCGGCGTTCATAATATTTTTACAATTGACAGTGTTTTTGTACTTAACCCGGGTGAACGTCTTTTTGCAATGGGCGCAAGTGAAGGCAATTTTGCAAATGATAAAACATATGGTATTAGCACCTGGACGATAGTGATGCCAACCGGCACAGTTGATACAGTTATTGTTGATAAGATGCCGCTGATGAGTTATATAAAATTTTCGATCCTTAAAACAGGGCTTCCGTTACCTTTGACCACTTACATAAATATCTACGAGGATTCCGAAGAAGATAGAGGCGATAACCCGGAGGCTGAAATGCTTTTACAGACTCATCTTTTTAGCGGCATGTTTTTAAATAATGATGGCACCTGGAAGAGCTGCTATGAGATATTAGAAGTGATCATGTTTGATCTTAATGCAACATTTATACAATATCAAAGCTGGCAGATAATCCGCTTTCCTGAATTAAAAATATTCAATGGAACTACCTATGCCAACAGGTTTGATGCCGGCATTTATGATGTCGTAGAATCCCAGGGCAGCTATGACCAGATATTTACAATAGCGCTGGGAAGCAATAACTATTTTATCAATGCAGATGCAACACGGGGAATATTGAGGCCGTATAAAAGCGTTAAGTTGACATTCAACTATGAACAGCCGAAAGCATTAATAACGGGCGGTGATTTGCGGCTATTGGGCGCGTTTGACCACTCGGAAACTATTGACGCCTTCCGCTATGATTATTATGCAACGCCGGATATATGGAGCCACTTAAACGGTGATACGAGCCAGATAGTTGTGGTAACTGAAATAAGTACCAATACCGAAACGGAACGATATATTTTCCAGCCAACTTACGGGGATGAATTCCGTTATTTGCGATTTAATTATATCGAAGTATCCAAAGGGGATATTTTTGATTTTCATTGTTCATTCAGGCATTCATCAGCCACAAGCCAGGACGATAAATTTCATGTACGCTTTTTATTAATAAAACCTGATAATACCTGGATGGCTCTGCATGGAATGATAAAAGATGAAAATAATTATAATTATCTGCGCTGGGCAGGCTTTGGCGGGTTGCCGCTTCCCGTTCCTATAGACTCCGTTTATGTTGAATATTTTATTGATGGCGGCAGCGATGATTCACAATGGATACCTTTTAACCTGATAGACTTCCAGCGCGGCAAATTTCCACTGCCTGAAATACCAGAGGATGGCTGCCTGTTAATAGAACTCGGTGGCGGCAATGATCCAAGCCCCTCACTTTCTGATGTTGAAATGCTTGTAAAGGATATAAAGCTCGAATTCTTTTATAAAGTAAACCAAAGCACCCTTATAAAGGGGCAAACGCATTTAACGTCAATTGATGCCAATCCTAAAAATAAATTAGAAGAAGATATCTTTATTGATGATTCGCCACGCAGCCCGATAGCCGGAACTTTGTTTACTTCAGCCTTAACTAATTTTCAGGAATCAATTAATGAAATATATTTTACAAAGACAAAACGCTGGCACAGGTACCTTCAAACCGAATCGCGCCGCCTCGGTGAAATAACAACGCTCGAACGTGAAATAATGCAGGACAGGGTAAGGGCAAAAATAGACTGCACGATAAAGCATTGGTTCGGGCCTGTTACATGGCTGTCGCCACTTGTCCTTATCAGAGTAGATACATTGCCCGGATATAATTTTATTTTGGGTGTAGCGGAATTGAATTATATGCAGATGACCTGTAATTGTACCTTATGGGAGTTATATCAAACAGGCGAAGTGGACCCGGCTTTGGATTATAAATTTGAATATATATACGAACAATCATGATAGTAAGAGGTAAAGACGTTGTTTTTTTAATTGCAGATGATCCGGTGGCCTGCGCCCGTACCGCTTCACTTACCACGCAAACGGATACGGCAGAAACATCAACATTAGGCACCGGCAAGTGGAAAACTTACAGAGGATTGAAAATGTCTTTCAACATATCAGCCGGCGGCCTTATTTCATTTGATATGAATAACTC